AATCCTCATACATTAAGAACAGGTCATGCTCATCTGGAGTCATTTTCTCGTTCCAACCTAATAATCTGCTAACAGGTATGATTATACCATGGTCTAGGAATATCTTCCTGCTCACCCATTTAGCCAGTTTATAGGTGCGAGAGCGTTCCATTGAACGATATATGATGCGTAACTTGATTTTTGGGTCGTTTTGCATGATATACCAGTCAAAAGGATTCAAAACATAAGCATCATCTATGAAGGATGTTTTACCAGAGCCTGTCAAACCGCCCACTAGAAAATAGATACCTCTACGGATACCAATATATCTATTGAGCCTGTCGAAGCCCATAGGTATCCCACTATTTCTACCCTCTATGCCCAGTTGGACTTCTTGTTTTAGTTGTTCAAAGCTCATATGTCTGTTCCTCCTACGATTTTAGGGGCCTGTTGAACATGTGCGCCCTCTTTGATTAATTCAATAAATGGTTCATAGCTGCGTTGATTCAGATAGGTGAGACTGTTCTGCATATAACTAAGCCTATTAGTGCCTGTCTTCACAGAATTCTCCTTCTTTTGGACTACATCAAACTTGAGAGCCTCTGTTAGCTCACCAGCTGTATATTCACCCTCAAGAAGAATCTTATCAAACTTAAGCCTGCACTCGTCCTTGTTCTGTCTCAAACTCCTAGCACCAACAAAGCTCTTTCCACCATGCTTAAACGTGTCTGTGCCTGGATATGCTTTCCACCACTCTTCAAACTCTGTGGTGGCAGGCTTCTTCTTTACAATCTTCTTAGATTCTTTTGTGTCAACAAATTTGATGAGCTCTTGACCGATTGTTGTAAGTTTATCCTCTGTCTCTGTTATAAGCCCCTTTCTCACTAAAGTCTGATGAAGCGCAGCAATCTTCATGCTATCCTGTGTTAGGGCAGATATGTCATACTGTTCTTCAATCAGCTTTAGTAAGAAAACAAGGTCTAGAGAATAACTCTTTTTGATCAGCTCTTCAAAATGGTAAGGGGTTAGCTTTAGATTCATCTTTCGTGGGTTCAGGAAGGGGTGTTAAGAGCGTAATTGTTGCAGGCAGTCTATATTCTTCTTCATTAATCTCCTGCATTATTCTTTGTTGCTCTTCATACAAATATACGCAATCTTTCAACGCTTCCCTCTCAAAATCCTCAGAAAAATTAGCAGCTGGCCCAACCATAAAACTCCCATTCTCCTTCACATTCATCTTTTGATGTTTTATAGGTGATTTTAGCTGTTAGTGGTAATCCTTTCTCTAGTTCTTTACGCATCTCTACATAGCTAGAGTTACCAAACTTTTCTGTGTATTTACGCGCAGCATCAACTGCTTCTCCTTTTGTACGATAGCTACCAATAGTGCCTTTAGAATGACTAAATGCCACATACTTAAGCACCCATTTTTTTGTGCCAGGAACTATAACATGCTCTACCTTTGTTTTAATATAATTCTTGTTACCCTTTGGTTCTTGAATGCAAATACACTCAGCACCTTGGTGTTTAGTAAGTACATCCATACGTTGTTCTATGAAGTTGTACTTAGGAAGACTGCTAGCCTTATATTTAGCTGTGACATCACTAAATCCTGGTGTAGCATTAATAGCTCCAGAATATCCTTGTTGATGACCATATTCATCATCAGCTGCTTCTACAGCTCTTTCATATGCTTCTTTAGCAGACATGCCTCTGCTTCTTACGGTGAATGATTGTGATCCCATAAAATTTGTTTTTAGTGAAACCCTCCTTCTGTGTGATTCTTGTCATCATCCCAACATGTGATTGTGGGATCGTCATCTAGTTCTTCAAGTTGTTGATTACCGTCCTTGATTACAAAGTAAGCAATGATCGTTATTATAACGAGCATTACAATTAGGAAGATAGCTCCCATGGATTAGTCTTTTATACGGAGACCGTAGCCTAGATTGAACCAGTCAAATGTCTTCTCCGCGTTTCGTTTGTTGAATTTAAATACCTTACGAAGCAGAGGGATTGCATATGCTTTAAACAGTTCAAATTGCTGTGTGGTCATGGTCCATTGCTGATACCAGTCTTCCAACTTACGAGCTTCTTCTGTTGTCTTACCTATCATATTTAGCTGATATTCAACGAGATGCTCAGAAACATTGTTTCTGTTCACCACAACGCGTGGCTCAGGAAAGAATCGATTCTTGCTGATTTCAGCCAAGAGTTCCTTCTTATCCCAAACCTCAACGTGTGGACGCTCTTCTATAAATGACAGCTTTATGATGTCTCCCTTAATGTAACTAATGAAACAAGGAGTACCGATGTAGTCCTTAAACTTGTCTCCTTTTTTAATGTTCATGTTACTGAGTTTTTCTGTGTGAGTATCTATCTTTGTACTCCCACCCGACAAATGCTTTTGTCTTTGGAGTGTTTCTCTTCTGTTCTTTCTTCTTCAGAAGCTTGTGTGTCTTTCTTTCATCCTTTCTCATCTCTGTTATTCTTTTGGGAGAAGGATGTTCAGGAAACTCTGTTCCCTCTTCTTTAATCTTTTGTAGCTCAGCCACTATTCTTAGTCTTGGATGAGTGTTAGGAAGAGGTTTTTGTTTCTTGTGTGCCATCAGAATAAACTTAACTGATTTGGGTTTATCACCACCCTGCGAGCTTTACCCTCAGACTCAATCTTACTGATTAGTTTCTCAGCCCTGTCTATGTAATACAGGTAGTTGATGTTGTCCAGAGGATGATTTTTATCAAGTCTATTGCATACAGTGGCCAGCCACTCACCAGCTTCCACTTGGGAAACAGCTGCAGCACCACTTGTAGAATCCTCATTCTTAATCTTCAGGAGCTTCTCTCCAGTGTTGGAGATGTAATAACGAATCAGCTTATTGTATACAGTCTTATTACCTGTGGACCTATCTATTCCTTCGTAGTGGAAGTCTTTGGAAGCTTTCTGTCTGAGGCAGAAGTCAAAGATGTTACTATGACCGCGAATAGTATCAGCAACAGGTATATTACTAACAAAATATTGTTCCAGAGCAAGTGGGACAATACGCGCTGACTTGTTCTTATGAAGCTCGAAATCCGTGAGGAAATCGCCTTTCTTCTTGATCTCTCCATCTGTTTTTATCGCAAGATAGTCATTTACCGTGGAAAATATAATCTTTTGATAGTCAGCCCTTTCTAGCTCATACTCAGTGATATCAGACCACCACTTGTTTATCTGGTGCATTTTATCTATCAGGTCCTTCTTGATTCTAATAGTTACACCATCAGTGTTAGCAGATATCACGTTAATACCAGCCAGCTCATATGCCTCGATGAGCATCATAAGGCTTAGTTCACCCGTAATAGTGGTGAACATGGTGAGCTGCCTGTCATAGATCCATGACTGTACATCAGAACTCTTACCATAAACAGAGTTTACAGCGAGCTTTAGGGCTCCTACAATACCCTTAATCTTTCTATCCTTTTTAGCCAAAGGCTTGAGCTCTAGTCGTTTCTCAAACATGGTTTTGTAACCTTGCAGAAACTCCTTACCCAGGTGTCTTGGATAGCGCCCGTTGTTGATGATGATGGCTGGATAATAGCTGGATACATCCCAGTCAATAATCTCATATTCATCATCAGCCTCAAATATCTTGGGCTTATTCTCTGTATGTAATCCACCCTTCATGAAAGAATATACATTACCGTAGAAATGCAGTTCCTCTTTAAAGTCATCTTTCATGCCTAAGCTGAGCTTTCTAATACTTGCTAGAAACTGCTGCAGTTCAGGTGTTTGAAACTTCACATAGTCTGCAATACAGTTCTTTACATGCGTCTTCTTCTCAAACTTACCACCCTTTGGTAGATCACGATACTCTATACCTTTCTCTTGGCAGTAATACTTTTTGATCATTTCATCCCCAATCTTACTATCAGAATAGTTTAAGCAGGGAATGCCAAACTCATCTTGTATATCCTGTCTGAGCTGTATCTTATTATCGCCCTTGTACAAAGGATGATCTGTATCACCAATAGTCACCTTGTAGAACTGATAGGTTGCCCACACATCATTAAGACAGTATTCTGTCGTAAGAATGAGATCATCCCTAGTCATGTCTGTCTTGTCATGGTGTATAGGCATCTCCTCAATGTTCTCAAGGTCCATTTCAAACTCCAACCTCTTTAGACTAACGCGTCTATTCTTGTTGTCAAAGTGGTGAATTCGGAAGAGATCAAGCTGTTTAAGGCTGAGGTCATGTTCCCTGTACTCAGGGAAAACATCATAATTTGCATCATGTATGACATCTGCAGCCTTCTGGTGTATTCTAGCGGTGATTTCCAAACTGGAAAGCTCATGCCAGTATTCATAATTACGCATTATCCATTCCACCACTTGAGAGTCAAAACGAAGATTATTGTAGCCAACCCAATAATAATCTTTGTACTCTTCAGCAAACTTAATGAATGCACCTAGATTGTTCTCTTCACGATTCACTTTAAACACTCTGTATGGTTCTTGAGGCACAAGCGCTACCACCAGGAAATACTCTTTTAAGGTCTCGATGTCATAAATAACAACATTCATTATTTCTTCTTTTTAGGAGCTGCTTTCTTTTTTGTAGATTTCTTCTTGCTTTGTTTATCTTCATGAAGCACCACTTGAATAGCTAATGCCATCATCTCACGAAATTGATTATCCTCATGGTCTGCAGCCATTAGAGCTGCCAGTGCTGCTGTTGCTATCATTGAATCACCTTTCAATTTTACTATGCATTCTTCTTCACTATTAGTTATAATAGTGATGCGTGATGTTTCTTTTACCACTGGTTTTTTAGTTGCCATTTTAAGTGCTTTGATTATAAATAGTTCTTACCTTCTGTCCTAATTCTTGATCATTCGGGGTATTATAAATAACGTCTGCAGGAATAAGGATGTGCGTTCGTTTTGTTCCCCTATCATAACAGGATTTGCAGAGCTGTCCAGCTCCTTCAATATATCCATGTCTATAATCTATGTGTACACTCTCATCATAGAGAGTTTCTGCGCTACATAGTACGCATTTGTCTTTTGCCATATAGTTTGGATTTAAAAGTTCCTACCCTCTAAATGAGAGTAGGAACCGTAGTCCAAATCTACTTAATTTTACGCATGCGAACAACAAATCTTTTGTACTGATTACTAGGTTTGTAATAGATCTTGTTGTTATCAAGAACTAATCTTGTTGTACGCAATTTAGCTTTGAACACTCTGTCAATGAATTCATTAACAGCTGTGTCATCAGAGCCATCTTGATAAACTAAGGGTGTTACTGTGCTCCAGGCAGAGCGATAGACGAGTGTTGCTGACATAAGGATGTGTATTTAGATGTTAGAAATAAATACGTATGTGATTGCTGTATACCACTACCTTTTTACCTACCACTGATATGTTCTCAGTAGGCTTTTCTACTCTTGTTACAGGAGCTGCAGGAGCTTTAGCCTTCTTGCTAGGTCTACCTCTCAACATGTAGGTGCGAGCTGATATGTAATACAGCTTATTGAGCATTTGTTCCTCTGTTACATTGTACTGAGGAGCAAGGCGTTTTGCCATTTGCTTAACCTTTCCTCCCTGACGGATTTGCTTTTTAATCTGTAGGATTTCTGCGGTTTTGAAGATGCTTTTTCTTGACATGTGCTTTGGATTTTAAATTGTGATTTGATAGATTTACCAGATTTCAAATCCTCCACATTTGCGGAGGAATGTTGTAAAGTTGTTAATGTGATAGAGAGGACAACTGTGTGCTGAGAATGCTAGCGTACCATCCTTTGTAACAACACCATTGTACAGGATTGTACCTGGTTTGTAGGTTTCATTAAGCTCATCTTCAAGCTCTTGTGGCATAAAATGTCCACTAGAGGTGGTCCATGAACCAAGACACAGATACATTCTGTCATCCATGTCATGCATGTTTGCATTGTTGAGGGTGAGATACACCTCAATAGCATCAGCTAACATATCACATTCTTCTTGGTTCTTTAAACCTTTGCCATCATTTGAGCCCCAATACGTAGTATCAAAAGGAAGCTTTGTAATGTTAATAGCAAAGTCACACACAGCATGTATTGGCCTCCAAGACCAATTGTTAGCCCTGAAATAAACACCAGGATTGTTAGCTTCCCAGATGTTCACCTCATTGTAATACATATCACGTTCATATTCTGTTAGAGAGTCCCAATCTTCTGGTCTCTCAGGCCTCTCCCCAACTGTTTGAGGAGCTTTGCCATAAACATCCATTCCCATAGATATTAATTTAAATAGATTGCTTTTTTACCACACATCATACCCACTCTAAACTCCTGTTTCCACTCCCACTCACTTGGTTGGTTAGTAGGATAGACAGTGCGTAATGTAGTTTTGATTTGGCAGACAGGCTCTGCACGCCTGCCAAAGATGAATTCTTTAACTAGTTTCATTAGATTTTTCATTTTAAATTTCTTTCCAGGAATCATCGTCCATATGGTCAAAGAACGGGTCTTCTCCCTCATCATACCCATCATCATCATCCTCTTCTTCTTCATCCTCATCATCATACAACCCAGGGACACATAATAGCACCTTGTTCATGTACAAAACAGGACTGATTTCATCCTCGTTATCAAATGCATCATCATCAATCTCTACGTCAACATACCCATCGTAGTTTTCTAGAAGAAAGTTGATGTCCTTGAGTGTGATGTCTCTGAGCTCATCAGAAGTATCACCCACGTCCCACCAACCAATCTCTTCTGGTTCTGCTAACGCTTGTTCGTCGTACATTAAATAGGGCTCAACAGGTGCGCCATGTTTGACAATAAACTCCTCTAGGCTTTCTGCAGGATGTTTATCAAGCGCCCATATCTCCGAATATTCTTTTCTGGTGCCAGGATTGATCTTGGTAATGAACAATAGTCCAGGCTCCAATGCTCTGGGCATGTGGCTCTTAAATACGAGCTCTACGGTGATAAACATTATTGTTTATTTTTTAGGTGCTTCTGAATGTCTGTACCCCTGAATGTGCGCTTCTGTGGACTAGCAGCACCCATAGGATCTTGCGTATTATCTACGCGTACACAGGCATATATGTCATTACCTAGGTCACTAACAACCTTCCAGCTCTGATACATAGTTTTGCCTGCTGTGCCCATTTCGTGTCTTTCCACGAGCTTTCTAAAGATGGTTCCTACCATGTTATTTAGTTTTATATGTTTCGTTGTAGTATTGTTTATGCATTCTATCGTTTACATCATCCATTGTTCCATCAAATAATCCTGCATCATAAGCATCCATTATCTGCTCCTTCTCCATTTGTTTGGCTTGTTCAAATAATAAATGAGGTGGAAATTCTCCAGCATATGTGAACACATATCCTCGTTCTTTTAATTGGTCAAACAACCATTCTACTGCTGTTTGTTGTGCCATAGTTATTTAATTTTTAAACCTTTATGTTTTTCTAACCACTGCTCAAAATTCATAAAATCAGCATTTTCTGCAAATAAAGCATATGCTAAATAAGTTGATTCATATTCAGAGCGAAGATCTTCTAAGTCATATAACTCGTTATTTTCATTTTGTTGTGCCATAGGTTTTAAATTTATTCTACGCATAGCGTAGCGTTTAAGATTAGCTATCATTCTGTTTCCTCCGATATTATCATGCTGTATATATCAGCACATTTAGGATATCGTCTTGCCATTATAGTAAAAGCCATCTCATATCTGCTAAGCTGTGTCTCTAAAGGAAACAACTCAGCCTCCAGAGAGTCTACAAGCTTGGCTTTTTGTTCTAGCTCCACAATATGCTGGTTTAGAGCCTTAATCTTTCTGTCCTTGTTTGACACTTGGTACAGAAGAACAGACATAGTGAGCACAATGCCCAATGCTATCATTACTTTACTCATGAGGATGTGTTTTTATCATCGTGATTTAAAAAGTCTTCACCCTTGTAGTCAGGATGTTCCCGTTTCATTTTATCTATGCCTCTCACCCACAACACAGCTATAACAAAGCTGATGGTGAAGTAAACGATCAGTGCTGTAATGTTCATAAAAGTGTATTAAAATGCATATAATAGTGTGATTTTGCAGTAAAATGGATGCTGTTGCATATAAATGTGTCATAAAAAGCACATTTTGATGTGTTTTTGTCCTTTTTACGACATGTTAAAAAAGGAACAGCCTGTATTTCAAGGCTGTCCTTTCCATCCTTAGTAACCCAACTCGTCAAGACGTAATGCATCAGCTTTTACATGAAAAATGCCTTGTAGCACTTGATACATAAAAATAAGGTGAATACGGTTGGCTAAGGTTTTGAACAAAATAAATTCTCGAGGGGTTAATTGGATAGTTTTCATAACTAATTGATTTAGAATTGTTTAACACGTGTAATGATTTTACCTCTACCCTTGCAGCCATATCCTTGTGTAGCACAGGACATTAGCCCATTGATTAAAGCTAGCATTACAATTACAATGAGGATGATTTTGGATGCTTTTTCCATGTTTATTTAATTTAATAGATGATGTAAATAAAAAGGGCCCAGTGTGGAAACACAGGCCCGAACGATTGCTTGTCATATGAAAATGAGTGATCCTGATTGGATTCAAACCAATGGCCCACAG